TATTGTCCATTCAGGAAATTCAATACATTTTACAGTATAGCTTTCATCACTAGCTGGCGCAACGTTGCCATAGTAGTATGGAAACTTTGCATAGGGTATTGTTATTGTTGCACTTGTATGTTTGTCTAGTGCTTCTGCACTTTCAATATCTGATTTGTAATCTGAGTAGCGAGGACCATCTGGAAATGTAACAGTGAATACTTTTTTTGCATCGCCTCTTGTCACAGTTCTTAGAGTACCATCTCTTGCTGTTGTACTTGCAACAACTTCTTTTCTGTTGATGCTAAGTGCTGTTGCGTTGTCTACTATCCATTGAAAACTCATTGTTTATCTCCTACTTGGCACTGCACTGCCACCTTTTTGTGCTACAGCGTGTATAAAGCCTGGATCTCTTGCAACCATTTGTCTAAAGCTCAATGCATCTACTGCGTTTATGTTATATGTTACATTGCCTCCTACACCATCTAGAGGTGTAATATTTGCAGGTCCAGTTATAAGTTCAGGACCACTTTCTCCTGCAATACCAAATTTACCACTTGGTAAGAAACCACCGTTTGCAAAGAAGCCACCAAATATATTGCCTAGTCCACTGCCTGCTGTACCGCCGCCACTTAGTGGTGTTCTAAATATCTGTGCAATTGACTGTTGTATCTGCGCTCTTAGTAAATCTTCTAGTATGCTTGCAACAAAACTCTTGAATTCAAATTTACCTGTTTTGGCAAAGTTAACAATCATATCTTCCATACCTTTTGTAGTTTTAGCAAATATTCTTTCAGCATTTTTGGCTGCATTTGTAGCTTCATCTTCGTATGATTCAAATGCTTCTTTCCAGCCATATGCAAAACTACGTTGTGTTTCGTGAATTTCTTTTGCAAGAGCAATTTGCTGTGCTTTTGCTTCATTACTAGCTTCTGTGACTTCTTGAATTGCTTTGTCAATTTCTGCTTGATTGCTTAGATTTTCTAATTCTTTTAATTCTTTAATTTGTTTTTTAAGATCTCTACCAAATTTTAATTCAATGTCAGATATTTGTTTTTCTAAAGCATTCATATTGAGTTGATCTAGTTCTGCTTGTGTATCTTCAATACCTTCTTGTAGACCTGTGTTAAAATCAACTACACTGCTGTTTATTTCTTTTGTATTTTTTTCTACTTTATCTAACTCTTCACCCAGTATCTTTAACGCTTCAGCGTACTGTAGTGGCGCTGTGTCTTTCAAACCACTTTCGTTTAATTTTTCTAGAGCCTTGTTTGTAAATTCAATTTGTTGAACTGCTTCAGCACTATCTTTTATAACATTATCATAAAATTCTTGGAATGTATCTCCAGTGTCAGCTAAATCTGCAACTTCTTTAGTTAACCCAGCTATAGCAAGTTTAGTTGATTCAATTTGATCTGTAAAATCTTTTAAACCGCCTTCATTTAGATGTGCATTTTCTGTAACAACTTTTTGGGCTTTTGTTAGTTCTTCTAATACTTTTTTAGCTTCTTCTAACTTTCTTGTTGCTCTTTCAAAGGGAGTTCCAAACTCTAATTTTGCCAGTTTTTCTGCTTTTGCTTGTATTTCGTCAAGTCCTGACACTTCTTCTTTTAATAATCTTGTAAGTTCAGCTTGGTTTTCTGTTGCGATTCTTAATTGTTCTTGTTGTGCTTTTGCTCTTTCTTCTTCTGCTTTTGCTAATTCTCTTACTTTAGGTAAAATTTCTTCTAATAACGATAATTCTTGTAAGTATTTTGCCTGTTCTGAAGTTATTCTACCTGAACCTCCACCAGAACCTAACTGTGCTTGTTCTAATCTTATTTCTAATTCTTTTAATGCTTTAACTGCGGAAAATGTGCCTTCAGTGATACCTTGCATAATATCAGGTGTTTCAATATTAACAAGTGCTCCAGCTGTTTCAGCATATTTGTCAAGTGTCCTAGTAAGACTTTCTAATACATTTTGGTATGCTTTGCCAACAAAACTAGATTCGCCAAATTTTACAAGTGCTCTATCTAACGCATCATCATAGGCTACTTCTAACTGTGCTAGTGTTGTAGTTTGTGAATTGAATGCCGCTGTAAGTGCTTCTGATGCTTCAAACATTTCAAACATAACTTCAGCACTAAGTTCTCCTGCGCGAGACATTTTACGTAATTCGCCAACAGTTAATCCGCTTTCTCTTGCCATAATAGCAAGTGCAGGTCCTAAGCCTTCAACTATACTTCTAAATTCATCACCACGTACTTCACCTGAAGCCATAGCTTGTCCAAACTGTCTGATAACCGCTGTAGCTGTGGCTGTATCAGCACCAGCAACTTGTAGTGCTTGTGATAATTTTTCTGTAACTGCAATTACCCGTTCTTCAGCAATGCCTAAACTGTCAGTTGTAACACGCAATTTGACAAATAAATCTAAAAAATCTGCAAAGGATGTTCTGCTTGCAATAGCACTCTGTTGTAGAAGTCCCATAACACGATTAAGATCTTCTGAACCATTTGTAATAAGCCTTAGTTGGTTTTCATATGTTTGGAATTGTTTTGTAGATTGTACTATTGCCTTACCAAAATCTACAATTTTATCTACTGCTAATACTGCAACAAATCCTTTGACTATTGTTGTTAGGCCCTTCATTGAAGTAGTAGCCTGGCGTGTATCCATTTCTAACTTATATTTGTCAATAGTGGCCATATTATTTTCCTCTTACAATACGGTTTATCAATTTTTTGATATACCTAATAGTTGGTTTAGTCATACCTTCTTTTGCTTGTTTGCTATGTCCTGTATTTAAAGGAACAGCATAAGCATAATCTGCGTTTATTGTGCTAGTTGTTGCAGATGTTTCAAACTTTGTTTTTCTGCGGGCGTTGCCTTTGTCAATTGGGGTAATGTCGCGAAAATAATTATAGGCTTTTCTAGGTACTTTTGCAAATTGCTGTCTTTTGCGTTTCATTGTAGGACCTATATTATTTCTTGTTTTTATTACCCGCATTTTTTTCTTTTACTCTCTTTACCATATTTGCCAACTCTTCAGTTGTATAGTTTTTTCCAGCATTACCATTTGCTGTGTTAGACGCTTGTTTACTAACAAAACTTTCATATCCTGCGGCTATTTCTGCAACATATAAATCTAGTGTATCGCCAGTCTTCAATACTTCAGTTGGTAATTTTCCGTAGCGTTTAGCTAGAAAATCTAAAGTAATAACACAGTTAAGAAACGGTGTTATTTGCTTGTAGTCTGGCCGTTTAAGTTTCCCAAGCGATCCACCACTTGAGTAATAACTTTCATCATTATATCAGACGGTAAAATTTCACCATCATCAAGTATTTTATTTCCCTTTTCGTCTAAAACAATTTCTTTCATAATTTGTGAAATACTACCAATGTTATCTTCTTTAACATTTGCTAGTTTCATAAATGTATCCATACTATGACGATCGTGCATCCAAAACTCCACAGCCTCATTGTACTTTTCTACAATGGCTTCGTCGTCAATAGTAATTTTAATTAATTGTGGCTTGCTTGCCAATTCTGATAGTTTCATCTGTTAATCTCCGTTTCTTTCAATCAGTTTATTTGTTAGCATTACAACAAAATTAAGTCTGCCAATTGCTTTTTGCAGGTCCTGTTGTGCGCAACGCACTTCATTCTTAGCCTTAGCTGTTTCAGCTAGTAGGCTTTGCAATAGTTCACTGTCAGTCTTTTTATCTATAATGTCCATCAATCTATCTTCTTTACAAATGTATTTAGCTAAGATAAAAAAACAGGGCTCAAAAAGCCCTGTTTTCTCCATTGTGTGATAATGTTCTTAGCCCTCACACTCTGCACTGTTATTTAAGCTACTGTGTAGTCGCCATCAACAGTAATTGTAATTGGTGTTACCCAAACTGGTGCATCAGCAGATACAGTTGGTGCTAGACCTGTAATGTATCCTGTTCCACTAATGGTTTTTCCAGTTGTACCGTCTGAGTTATCACCTAAGTAGAGTTCAAATTCTACTAGGTCCTTGTCAGACGACATACCAAAAATACCTTTTAGTGAAGCTGTACCAGCGGCACTTGTTCCGTCTCCAAAGAAGGAGTCTTGTTCAAGTACTAAGTTCATAGAAAGCGAGTTGGTTGCTGTAGTAGCAATCTGCTTCTTTGAAGCTTCATCCAATTGTGTCCAAGTAAAGACGTCATTGGCTGCGTTTACAGTTATATCCTGTAAACTTGGTACACTAAGTGAATCATTTGTTGCATCGCTGTTAACTTGCAAAGCAAGAGTAGCTTCAACGCCTGTGACACCTGGTGCGGGGTAGATGTAATTTGCCATCGTTCTGTTTCCTTTAAGTTAGTTGTACATATCTAAGTTCCACCGTTGTAACAACGAGATCATTTACAAATTCAGTTGAGATATCACACTCTCTAGTGTAACCACCTTCTACAGTAGTAATATCTTTAGCTGCCTTTAATAACTGAACTACACTATCATAGTTCGCTGGAACCTGTTTAGCGTCTGTTGCAAAGTAGACTCTAACAATATTAGTTTCATTGGATAATGCAAAACCTTGTAGGGTTTGTACAATAGGTGTAGTTTCTACTTGTAGAGGTTCTACATAGATACGCTTTACATTTTTTGTGTATAGCGGCTCTCCAGAGTCATCATATGGGAACGCATCAGTGTATGAAAACGATCCCAATGATAAAGTCTGTATGTAGTCTAATACCTGTTGTCTCATTATCTAATTCTCTTTAGGTTGAATTTACCAGCTTCCTTTTCAGATGAAGCAATAGTGCCATCATCATCAAAATCATACCAGTCTCCTGCTGTGACAAGTTCACCAAACAATGCTTCAGACTTGTTATTGTAGTAACCAATCTTCTGTCTTTCTGCATTGTCCTCATTACCAAAGTCTGCTACTTTTGGTAGCACATACTCTGCTAATGCTGTGTAAACGCAAAGATCTGTGAAATCATTTTGTCTAGCTTTGATCCTGTCAATATCTAACGCAGGAATATCTACACTACTGACAGCTGTATTACTACGTTGTCTGTAGTAATCCTTCCACCAGCTACTAGCACGTAACTTTGTAAGTATACGCTCAGTGCTCCTAATTAGAATATCTTCAATAATATCGTCAGTTAAGCCTTCATTATTTTCAAATAAACGCTGATCTCTTTCAAAGACATCATCATAATCAGCAAAGCTGATTGTTGATCCACTATCAATAATAAAAGCCATTCTACCGTACTCCTTACACGTTAATTAACTGCACACCACGGTTAGCGTCAACGACACCAACACCAGCGTGAATGCTTGCTACAACGTCGTTACCAACTGCTGCTGCTCTACGCTGTACTTCAATGTCAGCGTTTTTCTGCATAGCAATTCTGCAACTGTCTACACCAAAGATGAAACCACTGTGTGCGGCAGGTACAAGTGCTGACTGGAACATTTGTACACCAGCAAACGATCCAACATAACCGTTACGTAATGCTTCAGTTTGGAAATCGCCACCAGCAAAGTTGCCATCGCTGTAAAGTGCTTTCATTAGGTTTGTAGCTTCAGAAGTTGAAAGGATACCAAATAGTTGGCCCATTTCTCCTGCACCACGGATTTGAGCAACTGCATCAAAAATTGAATCAGCTGTCATTGGTACTGAGTCAGTAGTAGATTCAGTTAGGTTAGCTGCCATAGCTGTCATAACAGCTGTGTCAAATGCTTTAGCAACAGCGTTACCTAGTACACGACCCAATTCGTTTGGATCAATTCCACCCAAGTCTCTTACAACAGAACGAGCTGCATATAAGTCAACAGCAATAGTAGCTGTAGTGTCGCTGATAACTTGTGCTGCCAAGTCTGCGTTAGCTGAGTCATCAGAGATAGTAGTCGCTGTGACTTCACTCAGTACAGGAACCTGTGCTGATTGTGATCCTGCTGGTACATTAACCATAGGAACAAGTTGACCACCTAAAAACAAAGACTGCTCTTGTGCTGTATAGATGGTTGCGGCTTTAGTAGGGACAACTAAGCCCTCTAAGCTGAAGCCTGATAGATATTCATTAGCCATAATTTATTTCTCCTAAAAGTTGGCGTTGTTTAATAAGGAAGTAAGCCCTTTTGCTTTGCTTCTTTATATAGTTTACGATGTTCAGGATTAGTTAAATCCAAATCCGCTAGATTAAACTTAGACGGTGTACCACTAGAAACATTTGTTTTAGAATTTGTTGTGGCTGCGCCAGCAACTTTGAAGTGTGGGTTTGCGTCAAGAAATTCTTTAACTAAGTCGTCTACTCTGAACAAATTGCCTGAGTCGTCATAGCGCACATTTCCTTTGTCGTCTAACACTTCTACTTCATCACCTGTTTCACTTAATCTAACACGATCAGTCAATAACTGTCTAACCTGTGTTGGATTAACACTTTTGTGTTTCGCCGCCGCATCAAGCAATGGGTTGTTAACCTTGTATTCCTTGATTAAGCTGTCTCTTTTTTGGATTTCCGCATCCTTTTTAGCCGCTAATTCTTGCAGGGTTTTTTCAAACTCACCTCTCTTAAGTGCTTCCTCTTGTTTACGCTGTTCTTCCGCTTGGCGCAAGTTGCGTAGTTCTTCAGGATCACCCAAGTCTTCATAAGGTTTAAGAAGTTTACGTTCTAATGATCCGCGCATACGGCCCATCATATTGTCTACTTCTTCCTGTGTATAAGTTTTAGTTGCTGCCTGATTTTCAATTTGGTCGTTTGTGGCATCAGTTGCCGTATCGTTTGCCAATGTTTCGTTTGTATGGTCCATTGTTAACCTCGCCTCCTTTTAGAGTTAATTTGTAACAGTATTTATGTTATCCGTACAATAAGTCTATCAAAACGGGCTTTTACGCCGCGCTTCAGCTAGTTTTGCACGGTCCTGCTGTATTAAAACAGGCACTTCAGTACTGTTATTTTCAAAGTCTGGGTGGCTCCATAGCCACTCTTCGTTTGGAAACTTGTCATTCATACGTTTAGCAATCTTTTTAAGGATTCTAAACTTGCGTTTTGGGGCTGTATAGACTCTTGCATCTAAGTTGCCCAAGTCCTTAGGATGTCCCTCCCAAGAGTCTATCTCAATCTGTCCTTTTTGCCAGGCTGCCCAGCTCCAAGGACACACACGTCTTATGCTGTAAAAATATTGACACCAATCTGTCATTTACTTTTGCGTGTGATACGGTTAGAAAGCGTTAGCCTCTACGTCCGCCTCTTGATCCTTTTTTCTTCTTCTTCTTTTTCATAGCCATAGTATTACCCTCTCTTATGTTAATAGTGCTTGTTTGGCACTGTCAATATCAGCTTGATTAATTTCTGGATGCATCTGAAGAATCTGTTCATCAGTATATCCTTCCATAATCATCTGGTTGATATGGTCTTGTCTGTTGACTTCTGTTGTTACTGGATGTTCCATTTGTTCACTGTCTACATCTTCAACTTCCATCCACTCTAGTATACGCTTGTCTATTTCTTTCAATACTCTAGGATCAGTTGCTGTCTCTTTTGCGGTACGCAACTGTTGAATTTCTTGTGCATTGTCTCTAATGTTAAATGATCCTGGATAATCAACATAGCCTGTCCATTCTGCATTCT